CAATACGTAGGCGTAGTCAGAGAATCTACGAGGATCACTTCCTGCCCGTCAGTTGGAGAACCCGGCAACGCTGTGACTAGGGGGATCGTGATGCTAAGGCCAGCGATCTTCGAAGCTTGGATGCCTGCTCCGGGAGCGATGTTGTAGTCGTCGAGGCCACCGTTGAGAAGAGTAGCGATGGCGCTGAAGTTGGCGAGAACGACGGAGATGTCCTCGGGCTGACCTGCAGCCAACGCGCCCGGACTGACGATGTTGTAGGCAGGCATTAGTCCCTCGTTCCTAGTAGGGCGGCTTCCATGACGACGAGGAAGATGCTCCACTCGCCACCGGTGAGAGCGAACTGCTTACTGCCCACATCAAGGAGCTTGCGACTCACAAGCGTGGATGAGTCCGTGAAGCGAAGTTGGAAGTACCGAGCGTAGGCATCGGGGTTAACGAGCTGTTCCTTGAACTGAGCATCAGGACCCCAAGTGCCAACGCCCCAGGTATCGCCCAGAGTCCATAGGTCACCGGAGGAGCTCATGTCCAAGGGGAAGGTCTTGTAGATGGCCACCTGGAAATTGCGCTTGAGCGAGAGAGTGCACATACCGCGGCCCATGGTTCGCAGACGTCGGAGATACTTCACGCGAGTGGGATTACCGAAGTCATACGCCCCAGTCTCCATAATCGCCGTGAACGTTACCCCGTCGTCAGTCCCTACGGGCGCGAAGATCTGAAGCACCTTGTTGGAGACTGTTGAGCCCCCGTACAGGAAGTCATTACCCTGATAGCGCCAGCGTGTGAAGGTACCCGCCGGGATCCGGTGAATGACGTAAGGGCCAATCCCCTGAGTGCCATAGATCGAAATCGGCCCAAGTCTAGGGTAGTACTCGAGTTGAATCGTGGGCACGCTCGACCCGATTTCGGGGAGCGCCCAACCCACTTGGTTACCAGCAGTGTAGGCGAAGGTGTTGGAGAGTGCGGCAAGATTGACCACAGCAGAGGAGAACAGTGGATCCATCTTGCCGGAGACGAACTTCGATGGTGATGAGTCACCCAGCCACTCACAGATGCCTCGACGTGAGAGGAAGTAGATGGTCTGCTCGAATTGCACCACGCTGAAGTGGCTCTCACAGCCCTTCTCGTAGTCACTCACTCGGTTCGAGAAAAGACCCGGGTCGTAGATGACGAAGGTACGGTTCCGCTTGAAGACGATCAGGAAGACGCCGTCGGACCCCAGAGCTGTAACTGCGTCACCATCCCCCTTGGCCACATCAACCCAGTTGGCCACGCCGAATGTCTCGGCATCCCCAGGATTACTGCTGTAGACGCGGTCTTCGTTACCAGTAATCCCCGAGACCCACATCGTGTCCTTCCAAAGGCGAAGGAACTTGCCCTTGGGAGCAGATGCGAAGGTAGTGTAAGTTGTCCCGTCCCAGGAGGCATAAGCATCAACTCCGTTGCTCATGTAGAGCTTCTTGTTGAATGTCTCGAAGCTCATCGGTGCTGTGGTCGAGAGCCCCGTGGCGATCTGGGTCCAGGCGATTGCGGGCGCGGTTGGGTCGTTCGTGTAGTAGGCCTTACCCCCGGTGGTGTGGATGATGACCTGCGGGGCGAGGCCAGCGCGGTAGTAGGTATACATGGAGAGAACGCGATCAGGCGCAGCGCCGTACGTTCCCTGAGACTGACACCCCAGGCGCTTTGAGAATCCGCCCTTCTCATCGAGCGTCCCATTCTCCATGATGCGAGCCTCGTCAGCGGCCAACTGCGCGATCGAGTCCCTCATGTTGACGCCTCCCGCCCACCCCGACGTGCGAGCGACGGTTGCTGGAGAATCTCTGATGGCAGCGGCGCTAGCCATAGCTCGAGATATCCGCCATGATGAGGTCGAGAAGTGGAGTCACGTCGTCCAAGGAATCGTTGGCTTCCGTGTTGACCACAGCTTGGTCTTGACCAATCGACTTGAGCTTACCCTCGAAGAACGATCGCTGATCTAGGCGATTGTCCTCAGGGAGATTGTTGTACTCCTGAAGCCACGCAGCGATTTGCTCGCGCGTAAGCTCCACGTCTCTTGGATTCACAGCCACGAGTCGTCTGGCCTCACTCTCGATGGTTGTTCCTCCATGTACTTCTCCTCGTCATCCCTCATATCATCGAAGAACTCCTCGAGGTCCATCTGCGCCATCGAAGCGAGATTGACCTCGTTCGAGCGCTGATGGCACCGAATCAGAGATGCGACGACGATAGCCTCGTCGAGATGCTGAGGAGTGATGGGCTGGTCCATGTCACCCGCAAGCGCGACCATCCGTCTGTGGTAATGCGCGATGAAATCCCGAGACGTCACCGGTGGCGGGAGTACGTAGAGTTGGTTTTCGTAGATGTAGTAATAGATAGGCTCACCTCGCGCGCTCGAGGCTGTGAGATCGAGGGCGAGCCAGTTGACGAAGAAATCGTCGTCTAGAGCTACCTTCAGTCGCTTTCTCTGACCGAACGTGGTCACATAGAGCTTGTCCAGCGACCTGAAGTAGGGCATCTCCCCGCCCACAGTGGGCCATAGCGCGAGCGGCATCGCTCCTGGTGCGAGAGTGAAGGTGTCAATCTGACGCTCCCACTCCCATCGGCTCTTACGAGCCACGGCGAAGTACCCTCGATTGATGAGGACCTTGAGATCAGCGTCGGAGAAACCGTCGAAGCCTCGAGCCTTGAGCTCGACGACGTAGTCCGAGAAGTAAAACTTACCGTTGGCGTCCGGCATCTACGCTCTTCACCCCGTTCGGAATGTAGACCTTCAACGGCAGGCGAGGCATTACGCCATCCTTCTTGAGTCCGTGAGCCAAACGTTCGCCCTGTTCGAGGAGCTTCTCGCGCGTCGCGTGCTGTTGAGCGACTTGGATCGCGTCCTGCTCACGCTCAGCGGCTTCGTACGGATCTTCATACGCACGAGATTGAGAGTCAGCACGACGCAATCTATCCAACGCAAGCGGATCGAGTGAGGATGTGGCGAAGATGAGGCGGTCAGTACCATCCTCACAGTGTTCGATGAAGAGGAACTCACCCGTCTGCGGGTCGAGCTCGATGGTGATGCGATCGCCATAGTCCTCGCGGACTTGGCTGACGATGGAGAGTACGTCGTCGTCTACCGTCACCAGGCCGTCACGTGCTGTGTAGAAGGACCTGATCGAGTGGAGTTGGAGGTTCTCTGCCATCGTCAGCCTTTCGTCCCGCAGGTCGAGTTACGGGATATCGTCCGCGAGGTTGTAGATCACGCCCTGGACCTTTCGGTTGTCGACCCCGAGGTCGGCGTACTTGTAGAGCGTGGCCTTGTACGCGTCCTGATCGGGGTTCTCGACCTTCCGAAGGATGGCGCCGTCGCGGTTCATCCAGCGGAAGTCCATGCCGTTGAGGTTGATCCAGAGGAAGTCCGACGGCCGCAGGAAGAACATGTGCTGCTTCGGGGCGTCGTCGTCGAAGACCAACGGGAAGCCGTTGTAGTCGATGTACTTGAACCCGCCGTGCATCGTGGTCGCGTTGGTGTCGTTCCACCGCTTCTGCGCCTTGAGCGTGTTCACGTACCGACGGCGAATGCCGCGAGTCGTGATGAGCAGCTCGGTCTCCCAGCCCTCCGCGCCGATCAGGTCAAGCATGAGTTGCCCCTGATCCTCGTCGAAGGTGACGTTGCCGCCGTCCTGCTGCTTCGCCTTCCAGTACTCGTTGCCGGCGACCGACGAGTCGATGCCATGCAGTGTGTAGTTCTGGGAGAGGTCGCTGCGGATGACGTTGCGGAGACCGTTGATCTCGTTCTTCCAGTTGCCTTCGAGCGCGAGCACGTGGGTGCCCGGAGTGGCCGTGATGTCCGCACCTGAGTACGTGACCACTCGTGTGCTCGCGTTGATGGCCGTGATCGTCCTCTGAGTGGCAATCGAGGCGTCCGTGGACTGATTGATGATGTCCACGATCATGTTCACCCGGAGGTACTGTAGGTTGTCGACCGTGACCGTGTTGGCACCGTCGGCCGTGATCTGGCAGAGCGTTCCCCGCTGGTCCCCGAAGGCCTGGCGGTTCATGTCCTTGCGCAGATCGTTGACGGCGCCCACAGTCTCTGCCTCGAGTAGACGCAGATAGGCGCCGACGTTTCGCTCCGAGACCTCGAGGGCGAACCCCGTGATCTGGATCTGCTTGTAGAGCTTGCGGATCTTGTCGATGAGGTCGTTCCAGCCCTGCTGCCCGGGAGTCGGCAGAGTGCCGCCCTCGGGACGGGCCGTGCCCGACTCGTTCCGCGATGTGTGAACTGCGATGACCCACTGCCGACCAGCGAACTCCACCTGGTCACCCGCGCTTGCGATGCCCTGGTAGTCCATCGTCTCACCCTCGGCGGCGTTCATCGTACCTGCACCCGCCTCCAGTTCTGCGGGGGTGTAGCCGAACAGCAGGATGGCCCGCTGATTCAGCATCTCCCGAACCACTGGGAGGTAGTAGTTCTGGAGGATGGCGTCGGCGTTCGTTGTGGTCTGTGCCACCGTTCCTCCTTACCCTTGTCCCGTCCCGAGTGCCATGACACGAACGACGGCACCACTCAACGCCGCGAGGTTGTTGGCCACCTCGGGCGTCGCTGTGCCGGCAGCACCGCTGGCATCACGGACCTTGAGTTTCGACGTGCTCTCGTCCCACTCCGTCAGGAAGCCGTCAACTGGCCCCGCGAGGACGAAAAGCACCGTCCCGTTCAACCCGAACCCCATCTGCTGCGGGCTCAGGGTGATACCGCCAGCGGCGTAGGCGTTGTCGAGGGTGACGTCCACGATGCGGACGAACATATCCCCGATGCTAGCCCTCTTTCTGACGGCGTAGGCAAGAGTCATATGACCCTCCTAACTTATTCCGGAGTAAATCCCGGGAGACGGCCTTCCCGAATCGCCGCGAGAGCCGCAGCCGTTGCCTTCTTGATATCCCCACCGAAACTCATGGGGGCTGTAGGCGCAGGCGGACTACCGGGCAACGCAGGAGGTGATCCCCCACGACCGGTTCCTTGGACTGCCGCACCCAGCTGACCACTCCGATAGTCGACCACAGTGCGTCTCGCCGCTTCGGTGAGGGCCTCCATGGTCTGGAACTGCACCCCGGAGTTCGCTGTGGCGGAGATCGCCATCAGCTTGATCTGAGGTGGAGTCTCGATGCGGTCAGCCCTATCCAGGGCGTCCCAGTGGCTGATCATGCCATCGAGTTGAGCACTGCGGTCGGCGTCTGCCTCCCGCTGTGCCATCCGATCGACACGGTCGAGGCGTGCTCGATCATCAGGGGAGAGTTCGGCATACGTTGGGCCAGTGGCAGGCGGCTGTGCCCCCGCCGAACCAGGAGTGGTCGCGCCGGCACCATCGGTGAGATGTTGCTCCAGCACGTCCTTGACCTCCTGTGGCAAATCGAGGTGGTCTGCCATGACCTTCCATGTACCGACGGGATCCTGAAGATAGTTGGCCTCGAAAGCAGCCAAGCGACCCAAGGAGTCAGGGTCATAACCAAGCTCCCGGAGCTGACCGTAGCCACGGAGCTCTGAGAGTTGGTCGTTTACCTCCTTGAACCGGGCGTATGGAATCGTGTCAGGTGGGCCACCAGGTGCACCGCTTTCGGGTGTTATCGGCGCCGCCGCCGGTGGTGCCTCTGGTGGAGTCTGACCTCCTTCGTTACCCGGTACTCCGCCCGCCTGCGGATCGGGGGGAAGACCTGCTCCCCCGTCAGCCGCCATGCGAGCTGCCATCTCTGCTGCCATGCTGCTCATGCCCTGATTCCTCCCTACGCTTTACGTCCTCGACGACGGTTGGGGTTCTGACGCAGAAACCGATCGACCAGGCTCCCTTGGTGACTGGGGTCCCAGCTGTTCTCTGAGGAATTCCCTCGCCATGCCTCGAGCGCGGTTCGCACTCATCTTCTGAGGTACCTCAGCAGCCTGGATCGCGTTCGCCTCCTGCCTCTTTTCTGCGAGTCTCCGTACGTCCTCCAGCTTGACGTAGCTACCCTGAGACGTCCGGATAGCTATCCCTTCGAGCTCTGCCAGGAGCTCATTCACCAAGTGGAGGTCGTCGCTCATCCGCGAACCGTTACGTCACGGCCTCCACGGACGATCTCTGCCACGTCCGAGAGCGGGATGGTCAGCGTTGCGTTGACCTCGTCCCGAGTACGGACCTGGACGAAGGTGTCGGACGCGTCATCCTCGCTCCACGGCACGCCCGCGTCCCTTGGGTCAATAACCGCCGCCCGGCGGCCGTGAAGCCGCTCGGGAATGTCCTCGCCGTCGCCCAGCACGACCCAGTCCTCGACGGACAGGGGCGCCTGAAGCTCGTCGGCCCCAGACCCAGCATCGACTGTGGCCTGCTCGACGTCCCCACCCGGCGGAAACGGGTACTGATCGGGGCCTGCATCCGAGGGCTTGTCCACAGCGTCGTTGAGGTCTGGCGCCACATCACCTGCACGAATGTCCGCTGAACGAGCAGCGGCATCGCTTGTCCTTCCCTGCGCCCGCGTGCGAGCGAACGTATCGGGATCGGTCAGTGGATCGCCTTCCCGCTCGGCGGTCTCGAGCTTCGGTGGCTCTGTCGGAGTGGTCTCGGGCGGTGAAGCGTTCTCCTGCGGCTCGTCCGCTGGATCCGTGGTCTCTGGATCCGTCGAGCCGAGGTCCGCCGTTGACCTCTTCGACGTCTTGTCCTTCGCCATCTTCCCTCCTTCCCTACGTAGACCGTGTTGCTCTGTTGGTCACAACACCGCCGCCAATCACGTCAGGCTGGTTGAACCGCGACATTAGCGTCGGGTCGGTACCCGCAGCCGGTGGTGCACCACCATTGGTCGCGCCACCAGGAGGAGTTGGCGGGCCATCGGGGGCGCCCTTTGCGGCCATGAGCTGTTGCTGAGCCGCCTGCTGTTGTTGCGCCAACTGCTGCTGGTGCATGGCCAAATGTTCGTCGAAAAGCCGGACGATTGCGGGGTCAGTAATCACCAGACGGTCGAACTCCTCATCCATCATCACACTGGTGTGGCGTGCGATATGGACTTCGTGGTTGTGCCATGCCTTGACAGGTACCGCGGTCGGGAGCTTCTTGAAGCGGTCCTCAGGATGCTGATCGCCCTCGCCACCAGGCATCGTCTGACTCGCGTAAGAACCATACATCATCATGGCGTTCTCACGGTTCGCCTGAGCGATGGCCTTGTCCACATCGTCAGGTTCACCCTCTCCCAACTCGAGCATTTGCTGAATCTTGTGAGGATCCTTGAGGATGCCGAGGGACACGAGTTCGAGCGTGTACTGCTGCTTCGAAGCCTTGCTCTTCGGCATCGCCGAGCCCGCCTGACACACCACGTCAGTGTTGTCCTTGAGGTCCGCGCCCTTGAACTTCCGAGCGTCATAGACGCCATCTCGACGGTAGAACCGAATGATCCGCTCGAGCACGTAGAACTGATTGAAGCGCTCGAGCGTGAGGCTCCCCATGTAGGCGATGACCTCCTCCATGTTCTGAACCGTCGGTGCGATCTTGGTGTCGTCCTCCTCCTGCAGATACGCCACCGCGACCCCGGAACGGGCGCCCTGAGGCACGCGCCCACGCGCAACCTCGCTCTGGCCTGAGATGTCAAGGATCTGCTCGCGCAAGGACTCGAGGATTTGCTCCACCTGCTGTGGCATTTGCATGCCCTGAACCGGCGCAGGTGGAGGAATGTTCGGTACGTGGCGATAGCGCACCATCCCACCAGCGACGTTCTTGACCTCGCCCTTGATTCGGTGCTGAGTCGCCACCAACCACATCGGGTTGGCCATGTAGTCCTTGTTCTCGATGAGCTGCGAGACGGTCTTGTCGATCTCGAGGTTCGGCCCGCGGATATGGTTCATCACGCAGTCGGGCCAGATCGCAGCTGAGGTCGGAATGTGCTGGAAGAACGAGAACGGCATGCGGTTGTCCTGGAATGGGAAGGCGGCTGCGTTCTCGAGGACGGTCTTGTTCTGGGTCCACCGCACCATCTTGCCATTCTTGAGGTACTTGTTCCCACGGTACACGTTCGGCAGCAGCCAGTACGTGAAGACCTGAGTGCCATTCTCCACTGTGGCGATGCGATCTCCGAATCCGCCCGGAATACCCGCTCGCGCGAGCATTCGCCTTTCCACAGTGCCGATCACGAGGTTGTCATCGGGGCGCAACCTGTCAGCCGACTTCGGGTACATGCCCTTCAAGACGTCCACGTCGACTACATCGGAGGTGATGAGATCCTGAATCTCCTCGAGCTCGGTCTTCGTCTCATCGGGCAGGAGTTGGAATGGCGAGTACACCTTGAACTCGAGCTCGCCCAGGGGATAACGATGCTTCTGAAGGTCTCCTGGCTCGAGCGTACCGTCCTCCATGAGCGTCTGAAGCTCTCGGATACGGTCAGGATCGAACACAGGATCTCCCGTAGCAGGGTCGATCAGGAACTCGAAGTAGCCTGCGTTGTCGTTCTGCGGGTCCCACCCCGTGTAGATGGCCCCAAGTCCCGTCTGGATCATCCACCACAGTGCGTTGCGGCGCATCTTCGGGAGCTTGAATCGCCACTCGGCGTAGTCGAGGGCGCTGCGACCGACCTTCGCGGCTGCCAAGTCAGTCGACTCGTCCGAGTTGGCCATGATGTCCATGATTGGTTTGGTCTTGGTGAGCTTAGCCAGCTCGGTACGGCCAACCGTCAGAGCATGGTTGATGACGATCTTCGGCTTCTTGCCCTCGAGGTCCGCAAACATCAGATCCCGATCCTCGAAACGGCCAAGGGTCGGGTCCCACCTCGCCTGATGGTCGCCCAAGACCAGTGCGACGTTGTTCCACCAGACGGTCTCGAACCCTCGCCTCAGCTCCAATCGTCTCGCCCGAGCCTGTTCCAGCGCGGAGATCAGATCGGACTCGTTTGTGGCTTCCCCGATCCGCATTTACTTGGCTCCCACCTCCGGGAAATCCTCGTCCAAGAGCGCTTGCTCCTCGGGCGTGGTATACACTCGCTCGCGCAGGCGCACTGGTAAGACCTGCGTGACCGCCTCAGGCTCCGCGCCCTCCGGCGGAATGAACCCGCCCTCCTCGTCGTCGGCCTTCTCGTACGCCTCGACGGTGACGTAGTCCTCCCACTTGATGGTCATGAGACGATTGAGCAACTTGCCCGTGGCCGACTCGAACACCTGACTGTTTCGCAAGTGCATCCTGTCGATCGTGAGGAACGCTTTTGACAGCGCCCTGGAGAGGAGTACGGTGACAGCAATACCCCAACTCGATAGAACGATCAGGCAGGCAATGCCGATGAGTACAGATGCCGTCACGCGACCGCTTCCTCTGGCTCGACGAACTCCATGCCGAGGCGACGTGCCCGGCGCCGCATGGCATCCCGATCGGCCTCGGCCTTGTGCTGATCGAGCTCGGCGCGCCGCACCTGGGCAAGGAGGTCGGCCCGTACCGCCGGATCGAGCATCCCTAGCAGCGCGCCGATCTTCAGGCCACAGTCCTCGCAGACGATGGCGGGATCATTCCAGTTGTAGTCGACCTCGAGGTCGATGAACTGCCGACGCCCGTCCCTCCCCGGCGTGTTGCCCGTACCACAGATGATGCAGGGCGCCGGTGTTACTTCGATCAGGTGCATCTCTCCTCCTAACTTACCAAACACGGACGAAGTGGGTGACCAAGTAGATCGGCCACAGAGTCTTCATGACCTCACCACCATTGGATTGACTGTCAGTGCCAGTGTTGCCACTCACGCTGTAGAGCGAGGTGTGATTCTCCTGCCCGATCCAGCCCTCGAAGATGCTGACGTGAGCGTTGGGCTCTCCGAAGGTCCAGGTGCATAGGTCACCGGGCTGGGGATTGAGCGTGAGCGAGAGGCCATTGCGACCAGCCCTCGCATCATCCACGATCGTGGGTACGTAAGAGTAGCGAATCCGGGGCAGCGGCTTCTCCGACTTCGCAAAGCACCAACTTGCGAAGATCGCGCACCACGGGACGCCGTTCATGCCGTACCACAGTCCATACTTCTGCAGGTTGGACCCGAACGGATTCTCTTTGACGCCGATCTGAGTGAGCGCGAGCTCGAGCGCCTTCTCCTTCGGCGTGGTGTTGTACCGTTCCACGCGCCGTTGCTGGTACTCCAGAGGCAGGCGCGTGTCGGTGAGGTAGTGAAAGATGTTAGAGCCGAAGATAGGCTTCAGCTCGTCTTCTGGGTACCCGAGCAGGTACTTGGCACGAGCGCACGCTGAGGCTGATTGCTCGCCGAACTGGCCGTCGAGGCGGCCTGCGTACGGCGCCACAGGAATCTCGGTGCCTTTGAATCGGTTGTGGCCTGCCAGAAGCTCCTGAGCATACATCACCTTCGGCCCAGAGGTTATTGGTGTCGTCAGCTGAAGAGCCTGCTTGAAGGTGTATGGAGGTGCTGGAGGTGCTGGAGCGGTCATGCTGCCCTCCCTACTGGTAGTCGACCAGGATGCCACAGTTCCGCAGGACTTCGCTCGACTGCTTCTGCCATCTCACGGTCAAAGTGCTCCTGAGCCCATTGGTCCTCGAAGTTGCGAGGCCTAGAATTCTCTGGTACATCAGGCTCAGAATCGCCGATAGAGACAAGAATGTGGCCGATATTGTCCACAGTGTGGTCATTTCTCTTCTGTGGGCGTTCGGGCGCGTCCTCGTCCCGAATAGTTGCTCTCGACGGTCGCCAACGGTATTGAGGCAGGTGCTCGACTGTGTACTCACAGTCTTCGAAGACGTAGAGCTTGGGAGCACCATAGCCCAGGAATTCGCCATCAGGGCCTCGGCATTCACGCATGTCCTCGCCCAGAGGATGCTCGTGGCCTGGAATCGGACGCAGGCGAGCTGAGATACGGTTGATACGCGCCAACGGATCACGATCAGAGAGTTCCGTCTCGATGCCCTCCTCCTCGAAGACGCCCCTCACGGTTCGACCGTCCGTTTGACTGCGTTGCTGAGACTCGGGACCGATGAGACGGACGAACATCTCCTCATCAGGCCCACCACAGTCTCTGCGTCGCTCCATCGCCTCGATCTGCTCCGCCCACCAAGCTGCATCCTCACCCGCACGCACGATCTCACGGTAGACGTAACAGTTATCCTCGTAGTCACGAGCAACCCAACTGACAGCACCCTCGTGACCTATGCCGGGGTCGATGCAACACCACCGCTCCCAGTCCTGAGGAATGTGGAAGGCGGGGATGACGTGCAGGTCAGGATCGAAGTGGACGAAGATCTGACCCACAAAGACGTCGTGTGAGCCCGCGACGTAGCGCCGATACCAATGATCGGGCAGACCCTCGAACTGCTCGAGGTAGTCAGCAGGCAGATTTGGGTTGTCGAAGGGTGTGGCCTCGATCGACTTGTAGAGTCGCTTCCACGCGTCCTTGCGGTTCGGGTCGATGAATCGCTTCCAGAGGTAGTTGTGGCCGTCGGGATTGAACAACCACAGTCCTTCGCGTGGGGAATTGTGCTGCCTGAGACGTCCATGGATCTTCAGGAGGACTTCCTCAGAGCATTCCTCCGCCTGGTCGATCATGAAGAGCCCGAGGTTATAGTTCTCAAGCTTTTTCGGATCGTCCAACGGAAGACCGTGGATCTGTGAACCGTTACGGAGCTTGATGTAGAGGTCACTGCGATTGTAGGTCTCGATGACCTCCTTCGGAATGCCCCTCCACCCCGTAGGATTCACGTCACCATCCACCAGCATGGCCCAGGTCGTTGTGCGGAGCTCCGGTCGAGTCTTACGCGCTACAATGGAGTTCGTCCCCGGAAACTCCACGAGCCGCGTGAAGAACTCCGCACAACCACCCGAGGTCTTACCATTACCCCACCCACCACAGAACCCACGGTATTTCGCAGCAAGCTTGTGAAACTCTGCCTGCTTTGGGTTTGGCTGATAGGTGATGGTGACCTGAGCGGTTCTGCCAGCCATTACTCATGCCTCCACTTACGCAGTCGCCGACGCCTTCGATCGCCCTGGCTACTGATCACAGGCGTCTGCACCTGAGCAATGATGCCCCACCTCTGCGCAGAGGCCGAGTAAACGATCTGCCTCGAGGTGCCGCCAGGGATTCGAGCGGTCGTGCCTGCGAAATCGAAGCGATTGGCCGCCACACTCTCCATGTCAGTGCCGACCAGAGAGTTATTGACACCCCACTTGTCGAACTGATCCGCCAGCACCACGTCCGTCAAAGACGGTCCATCACTCCAGACATTGATGGTCTGCCCATCAATCCCTGCAGTGAGGCCCGTGAGAACGATTCGCTCATGTTGGATGGCGTCAGCTGACCCTGGGCCGAAGAGCTGATAGCCAGTGATCCACAGCGCCGTACCCGACCCAGCATAGTCCTCCCAGTACTCTCGGTACGACTGATTGGCGGCAGACCATGCAGGTTCCGTCGAACCCGTGACAGCGTTGGTATGCACCACGCCTGCCCACATCAGCCAGACCCCTCCACCTGTGACCACAGCGTCCTGTGCGAGTTTGCCGTGAACGTCTGTGCCATCAGTTACTGCGTGGACGCCGTATCGAGTGGATGCCGTCCACGTGCCAGCATCGCGCATAGAGCGGCTCCACATCACGCCGTTGGTGAAGCCTGGGTCTGCGACAGTGCCTCCGTAATTGGGAGCGCTCAGCGCCCAGGTCGGCACGGTGCCACCAGACGTCTTGTTCCCGAAGGTGGTGACGACACGCCAGAACGAGCTATCAGCACGGATTATATCGCCGACGTTGTAGACCGTAGCAGCTGCCCAGTTGCCCCGGAACGTATTCAGACCCGCATCCGCAGCGTTTAGCCAACGGATATCGTTGTCCTGCCCCGATACCGTAGGCATGACCGTGCCAGTCGTGCCCAGACCGACGAGATTGGTAGCGAAGATACGCGCCCCAGCGTTGGACTTGATGGTGGCGTAGAAGCCATCGTCCCCAGCCCCCGGACGCGGTGCGAAACCCCCATCAAGCGCTACGCCGAGGTTGATGCCCTGAACTGTGATGCCTGCGCTATCCCCCTGCGGACACGCGACGGTGAGACCGGGCGTCCACAGCTGTGCGCTGGGGTCGAAGTGCAAGTCAGTGACTCCAGCGATCCCTCCCGGAGGCACGTAGTCCTTGCGCATGCCGTTGATGAGGATAGCTGCCATCGAGGTGGATCAGTGCGTGGTGGTCTGTTGGATAGTAATGACGGAATGGAGGCAGGGTGTGGGGTACGACGACCCCTTCTTCGCATCCTCGGGGCAGGTGGGAATCGTCGCCGGCACCATGACGACGGTGTGGTTCGTGGTCGTGGGCGATACGACCGCGGCTGGGTGAGCTACGATGGGAATGGTGGTCGTGTCAGACCCGCCCCACGTGACGGCACCCAGCAGGAGGCCTAGCCCGAATCCCGCCAGGGCCGCCAACGTGAGAAAGAGAATGCCGATGCCTCGGGTACTCATGCGAGCATCGAGTTGTCAGTGACCCGGTACCGGCGCCGACTTGAAGTTGACGTTGTCCGTCCACGCGCGGCCGCTCGCGATGGAGATGGTCTTCCCCCGGTACATCGGCATCAGGAACGAGCTCTCGATGACCGTGTACCCGAACGGCCACTCCCAGACGTGACCGCCGTCGGCGTCGGTCGTGCCGTGACCGTCGAAGCCCCAGAGCCGCGTGCCATCGGCCGCGTAGAAGTCGGTGTGGCAGTGCACGTCCTCGTTGGGAGCGAAGTT